AACCTGATGTAGTTACGGTTGGTGACCCTGTGGTAGTTCCAGAATAAGCAGCAGTAGGAATAGATAGAATAACAACACCAGAGCTTCCGTTACCGCCTGCATAAGAACTTCCTGAAGCCGCAGCAGCCGCCCCACCTCCGCCTGATCCACGATTAGCTGTTCCTGCTTGACCTATAGCACCATACACACCACCGTTGCCGCCACCGCCTTGCCCTGTGCCGCCTGTAACACCTGCGCCACCACCACCACCACCTGCATACGTTACAGCAGTACCAGTAATTGAATTGGATGTTCCAAGACCACCGTTACCGCCTGTGCCAGTTGAGCCAGCAGAGCCAACAGCAGCAGAACCACCTCCACCACCTGCTGATTGAGCCGTACTACCAGCAGCATAAGCAGTACCTTTACCACCTGCATAACCTTGACCAGAAGTACCTGCTGCACCGTTTGTTCCAGTACCAGCATTAGCACCACCCCCGCCACTACCACCGCTTGTAGGGGCTGTAGAGTAAGCTCCACCGCCTCCACCACCAATAGCGGTTAAAGTTAATCCTGTTGAGTTTGAGCCTACTGTACCAACGCCAGTATTAGATGCAACACCTCCTGCACCACCGCCACCAACAACAAAAGAATAAGTAGTGCCACCAACTAAAGTAAGCGTTCCAGTTAGATAGCCACCTGCTCCGCCACCACCTGCTGACGTAGCGTTAGGGGCAGCACCACCTCCACCACCTCCACCTGCAATAATTAGGTAATCTGCGCTATATGTTTTAGCTGAGTTAAATTGCCACCATGTAGAGCCATCCCAATACTCTGGATAGCCTGTTGTAGTGTTATATCTGCTTGCTCCGTTTTGTGGAGATACAGGACGCTGTGCTGTAGTGCCAGCAGGTAATGAAAAATAACCTGTGCTAGTGTTAGCTTGATCCGATATATCAGCAGGAGTAGATGCACCGCCACCAGTAGCATCAATCGTTATATCGTTTGTGTTTTGCGTTACAGTAACATTAGTCCCTGCAACAATCTTACGGAATTGCAGATCATTACTGCTCTTTGCGCTAAATACGGATGCTCCAGATGCTCCTAAGTTAGATGCAGTCTCTACCTTGTCTGTATTGATATTGACAAAGTTAGCATCGACCTCACCTGCCGTTAATGGCGCACCTTTCCCAGCTCTGGTTACTATCGTTGACATTTTCTACCTTACGAAAGAGTTACGCTAAGGCTACCTGTAGCTATCTTAAAGATATCACCTGAATCAATAGTTTTAGCTGTGTCTAATGCTGTGTGATACAACAAATTACCGCTAGTTGAAGCATCGAGAATACCAATCCAACCAACAGTACCCCATGAGCCAGTAGCTTGTGGGAACTCTACTGCTGCGCTGTTTGTAGATACACCACCACTAGGCGCACCCATTGTTACTGCTGTACGTGTATAAGAACCACCAGATACCTCAGTACCACTACCTGCATCGGTAGGATCAGACGTATATAAACCTACATAAACAGTCGTAGGACTTGTGTAGCCCGTATTACGCAAGGTAGCGTTAATTAGAGCATTTTCTAAATAGTTCGACATTTCTGCCATAATTTACCTCACGTTATAAGACATAGACATAGGCTGACCACTGTATTCACTACTTTGGTCTGCAACTGATATTGATGCTATTGCACGTTCGTATAATGTAGCCCACGTTTGCAGTCTTGCATCATTCATTAGATACGGCTCTGCCTCACCTAAAGACGCATACAACAACGCATCAGGGAAGTTAGCCAAAAATACGTTACTAGGATTACCGTCACTCAAGAAAAACGGCTGACCGTAGTACAGCATTTGTAATGTGTAAACACCATCAGGAATTGGAGATAGCTGTAGTTCAGTCGCTAGAACTGTGTAGTCAGTTGGTTTACCTGACTCAGTAGCTCTGCTCGAAGAATAAAAAGAATTAGGTGCAGAATACTTAAGAGTCGTAATCGGATTCGTATTTACATGGATGTCACGCATCTCTAGGAAGTCAGTAGGCAATCCAACAGTTGAATCACCGCCTACCGTTGGAGCTGTAGCTACAACCAACATCTGACGAGTTCTGATCTCTCTACGTAAACGTAATTCAGCTAACTGAATAAACGTAGGTATCATAGCCGTTAGATCGCTACGGGCTAAATAACTAGCAATCGTAGTTTTTAAGTCGCTGTAGCTTGTAAACGCCATATTATTCCTCTAACTGGTCGAAATCATCCCAACCGTACTCATACGTACCAATATGTTTGATGTGCATAGACAGCTCGTGATCCACGTAAGTATCAAAGCCATTATCGCCAGCCTTAACACAGAAATGAACGTCCTCACCTACTACACCTGTTGGCCCCCATCCGGCATCAAACCAAGCCTGTGGAACCTTCTCAAACACTTCCCTACGAATCATTACCGCCCCAAAACCAACAGCAGTAACCTTCTCAATACCTTCTTTACCACGAGAATCGACATTAGACCAATGATGGCGAATACCTTTCTCATCTTCCGACTTAATCAACAACTTAGTCGTAGGCATACATGGCTTACGTCTAGTGACAGCATTGACACCGACAATTCCAACCTCACGAGATAACATAATCGTTATCAAATCAGGAGGAAAACGCATATCGCTATCAATGTACAGAACAGCGTCACAGCCCTCTTTTAATGCTACCTGAGCTAACTTCTCACGCTGATCGAATATAAGCGTTCCAGGCATCGTATAGAGGCTTAGACCGCCCTTACCGTCCTTGCATCGAACAGACGCATCATGTGCAGCCATCCTAGCAAAATCAAACGCAAAACCTGTATGAACCTCGTCTCTACATGGAATACAAACGCCAACTCTCATACTGTTCCTCGATATATCTTTAACGGTGCTTGTTCAGGATGGTTGAGCCACTTCTTAAAAGCTACCTCGTCCATTATCGCAAATCCACGCATGATTCCCATTTGATTTAGCTTATCAATAGCCGTAAAAGGTATTGAGCCTATTAAATGTAAATCTTCTGTTGCCCCTGTCCTAGCCTTGTCAACTTCCTGAAGCACTTTATTGCGCTCCAAGATGTCAGATATATCTTGATTAGTTTCGATGATAATGCCGCCATCACCGTCCGCATGAACCGTCTGAGTACGATAGTTTTCCATTAGTTCCGTTAAATATGTGACCAAGTTCTTCCAACTCTTACTCCTCTAATACAGTTAGGTGAAACTTTTAACTGTCTAGCAAGCTCGGCATGGCTTAGATTGCTTGATCTGATTAATAAAACTTTATCGGCATCCAGTAATGCTTTACCATTATCATTTCCTAATGGAGCAACATTTCTTTTCCTGCCTTTTCTAATCATGTCCTGAGTATTTTCCTTAGGCGTTCCTATTGTAAGATGATTAGGGTTAACACAACTAGGATTATCGCATTTGTGCATTACGTGCCACCCTGCTGGTATATCCTTTTTGTTAGCCAATCTCCAACTTACTCTATGCGCACCGTCAGAACCATCCTCTTTACTTCCAATACTAAATCTTCCATATCCATTAGATTGAATATTACCAGTCCAAAGCCAACAATCTTCTACATCTTTTTTGTCAACAAATAACCAGAATCTTACTTCTAACGGTTCATGAGAGTTCTTTCTTGGATCAGAATTCCCATACTTCATCAATCTTTTGTAATGCTTTTGGCAAAAACCTCTGCTTTTAGCAATTTGACTACACCCATCATACTTACATTCCATAAGATACTCCCATGAGTTAACACAGGAGTATCATACTTCATATCAGCTCATGCGTCAAATCAGAGTGAGAAGTCAAGATCGGCTACGATACCGTGAGCTGCCTCATTTTTTACCTCTAAGGTAACCTCAGCAAGTATCTGGGTGCGGTCAGAATCACCAACCTTAGCAAGCTCATTAGTCATGAATGGACGTAAGTAAGCCATAGCTGCATACTCAGGATCGAGAATTAACATATCACGAGTACGCATGAAACGATCTGGAACGATAGACAATTGACCAAAGTCAGACTGATAAATGTCAGCAGCACCGATGATTACGCCAGCTTCAGGCTTAGTGATCTGATAGCGATTTACAGCGATACCTGCAAAGGTTGACATCTTCTGTTTACCAGCAGAGCCAACGAATACAGCTTTAGGTGAACCACCTTGATCGAAGATCGAAGCGATAACAGTTTTCAACAATGCTTCAGTAGCAGTACGCTGTGTACCATCAGTACGAGTAGAAACACCTGAAGTTGCTGGAGCAGAACCGCCACTGCCTTGTGAGCTGTTGGTCTTGATCCATGACAACAACGAACCCATTGTGCGGGCTACGGTTGATGTACCTGCGCTACGACCCTGATTAGCTGTGATGATTGTCTCTAAGTCACGCTTTAGTTCAGCAGAAGCCTTAGCTAACTGGTAAGCCTTTTCTGACTTACGACCTGCTTTGTTAACTTTTTCCAAAGTTCCAGAAACTTGAATAGTTTTCTGTACGATCTGTGTGTAGTTACCTACACGAGTCGTTGGAGATAAAGTTGCGCTAGTAGCGTCTGCACCCTCAACTGCTGCTTGAGTTGTAGCGGCAGCAAGTGAGTCCGTTTGCCATTCATGGTAAACAGCAGTTGCGCTAGTTTTACCGATAGAACTCATAATTGGAGTATCGGTAGGGCTGATGTTATAGATTACATCGGATAAATCTTCACGTTGGCCAATAGCCGTAAATGTTTGATATGTAGGCATGATTATTCCTTATAAGAATCGTTCAAAAGCGGCTGCGGCATCGCCAATCCTTCCAGACTGCTTTACCCTAGCCTTCAGTTTTTTAATATCCTCAGCATTACTATCTCTTGGCTGTGATACACCTGACTTCATTGTCTTAGGCGCATCATTTACCTTCTTAGCAATAGCTGGTTGCGATGCTTTCAATTTATCGTACTGCATAGCTTTATATAGCGTTAATACAGCACGTGAATCAAATACATTCGCTAGTTCATCATCCGAGAATCCAGCCTGTTTACCATAGCTGCGTATCTCTTTACGGATCACTTCACCCTTAACAGGATCAGCGTATTCAGGTAACGCACCGACTAACTTCTCAGCTTCCTGTGCGACCGTTGCACGTAGTTGCTGCTGTCTGTCGTATTCCTGCTGTTGAGCTATATGCGC